TAATAAGAATAAATACATTTCTTTTGAAATGTTTCACAAGACTCATCCCCTAATAGATTTTATTTAACATTTAATTGTTATTGGCTAATTAATTCGTTTATTATTTGGTGAACTATCATTGGATCTGGACGGCGATCTTTTATCAATGATTTGAGCTGTTCGGCATCAAGATTGTGACTGTATGAGAGTAGGTGGATAGCAAATTCGTTTGCTTCGTTTTCTCGGCGGCATGGAACGTAGTAAGGTTTATTTGTACTTAGATAGTAACCATATCCTGAGTGTAGACGTGCATGACCTATCTCATGACATAAAACTATTTGCTTTTGAAGCTCGGATAAATTCGAATTTAAAACGATACAGTTTCTTCTTAGTGGGCGGATTAGAAAACCTCTAATTTCTGAAGGTAAATCCAACTCATAAATATCGAAGTTTAAGCATTTGGCAAGCTGGTATGGATTTGCCGTATCATACTTTAGTATAAGATTTTCGACCCGCAATGATATATTGAACATGATTATTTAAGCGTAGACCTATTTTTTAGGTTTACGCTTATTTTTTTCTTTTGCTTGCCAGAACACAAATTCAAGAGCATTTTTTAATTTCTGTTTATCTTCTTCGTCTAGGTGATGTACTTCACCATCAAACATTACTTCGGTGTTTTCGAGAAATTTTGCAAGGTCTTTAGGTCGTTCTGGGTGATCGTTCGTAGATATTTTAGTTTCTGTAGCACTAAAATAATCGATTGGGACATTAAAGAAATCCGCAATTTTTTGTAATTTGTCTAATTTTGGTGTGTATTTTCCCTTTTTCCACTCCGATAAAGTGGATGATGCAACACCTGTTTCTTTGCTTACTTGTGCTGCCGTTTTTCCATATTTATCTAGTAGCTCTTGAAATTTTTCATACATAAATCTCACTCCTAAACTAAGAAAGTCGAAAAATAAATATTGACATTTTCGATAAACCGAGTTAAGATTAACTAAACTAAGAAAACCGAATAATAAGTTCGGATAAACGAACCAAGGGTGCATTGTTAATTAATGTTATTATATCGGTTTTCCGAGATAATAACAAGAATAATTTGAGTTTCTTAAAGGGGGTGTCAAAATGTACGAGAAGTTTGCTGCTCTTTTATCTAAAAATGATGTAACTGCCTATCAGGTAAGTAAAGAAACAGGTATATCTACTTCTACATTAACAGAATGGAAGCAGGGGAAATATACACCAAAATTAGATAAATTAGTGAAAATTGCAGCATATTTTAATGTTCCAATTGAGTATTTTTTAGATGAAAGCGCATGAGGTGATTGTTATGGAATCAAAATTTAATCAGCTATGTGTTTGGCCAGCAACTACGTTAGACGGATATAGCAAAGAAGACCTTGAACAGTTTTTTAGGGATGAATTTAGTTGCAGAATAAAATTTGCCGAAGAAGTTGTTACTTTACCATGTTTAGAAAAAAATGAAGAAGGTGGAAGGCATGACCTGTTTTTCTACGTTCATGATGATGATATTGGTAGATTTGCTGTCAAGCGGCTTCTATATGGAATACGTTGGTGGGAAGACGTTCTTGGCAATGGTAACGGATATCAATATTCAGAAGATAACCTAAAAAAGTATCAAAAAATTTGGTAAAGCAGGATAGAAAAAGAAAGGAGTTTTAATTTGAAAACATATCATAAAGACTTTTGTGGTGTTACTGCTAGTGTTACAGATAAGGTCGATGGAACAGCTCGGTTGGTTGTATGTGATCAGTATGGCAAAAAGGTTAAAGATTCTATCCATAAAAACAGGGCTGCTGCACTGGCAGCCTGGCGTAGATTTTGTGCATAGACGATGAAAGGTTTGTAATGAAATATGGTGAGAGTTTAATGGAAAAACACATTGTAAGTAGAAGCGAGATTTCTGTCGAAAGACATTTTGACCACAGTTGTTCGCTGTCGTTAAATGCAGTAATGAAACTACTTCAAATGCTTGATAGAGATATGGAGAAAGGAGATGAAGAAAAATGTCCTGCCCTGTCTGTGGCAAAGAATTCGGCGGCGAAGAATACATCTTTATATGGGATGATCTTGAAAAACAGAGCGTCAGGATCTGTGGAAGTTCAAAATGCATTCAAGCTTTTAAATGCGAATTGAGAAGACGTCACCGCCATAAAAACGTTTCATCTAAAGAAATTTTATCATGAAGGAGGTCTAAAAATGGCAATTAATACAGCTAATCCTTATTTACAAGCTAGATTATTTAGCCAAATTGGACGCATTCAGGCTGCTCAAGAATTAGCTTTGGCAGAGAGTACTCTGAAAAATTATGAATTAGGTTTATCGCCGGTACCTGATTCAACGGTTTTAAGGATGTCTTATCTTTATCGTACACCGTGGTTAAGAGTTCAGCATTTGCAGAAAAATGTAGTTTTCTGCGATATTTTTGGACTGATTCCAGAAAGTCCAACATTAGCTTTTGGTGTACTGCAAATGCAAAAAGAAGTTAGCGATGTTGTTGGAGTTTTACCGGCAATAATTAGTGATGTTGTAAATCAATCAAGAGTAAGTTCGCATTTGATAAGTGAACTTAGAGAAGCAGCTGTTGCTTTGCTTAGTATTTTTGGGCGAGAAACAAAAAAAGAAACCGCCTGTGCTGGTACACAAACGGTTTCTAGGGGTTAGTAGACAATTATGTCTAAGGTCAAGTCAATTATAGCACATTATGCGATCTTTGCAAGAAGGAGGTTGCGTTGAAAAATTACTGTGATGTATGTTCTGCAGCTATTGAACCAGTTACCGAACTGAAAGTATGGAACGCAGAAGAGAAGAAGATTTATCGTTTCTGCAGTTTTGAATGTTTAAAAAAGATGCAGAAAAAGAGCAAAAAACGTAGGAGGTAGTTGTATGGCCAGGGATATAAAACAACGATGTGCCAGATGCGGAAAGGCTATATCTGATTGGCATTATGTCAATAATAAGCCTGTATGTATCGATGATCGTTTGTGTTATCGCCGGCCAAATAGAAAATATAGAAAGCAAAAATCTAAAAATAAGGTTTTGGCAAGAGTTAAATCTAGATATGGAGGTGAACTGTAATGAAATACCTTATTGCTTTGATTGGTGTTATTTTGGTGGCTTTAAGCATTGCCAATTCTGTTGATGCTGTCCAGCCTGAAGCGCAGGTAGAAGTAGTTTCTTATACTGTGCATCATGGAGACACTCTCTGGTCTATTGCTAACCATTATGCGCCGGAACATATCAAGGATATAAGAGAATTTATGTGGCAGATTTGCCAAGATGATCGCAACCAGAATTTGTTTAAAGCTGGTCGTCTTTTACAACCAGGAGACCATCTTTTAATACCGTTAAGTATAAAAAAATAGACGCCGTGTTAGGGACGCAGCGCCTATAAAGTGAAAAAACATAGAAACGATATGTTTCTACCCAAGTTTTATTATAGCATATCGTTTCACTGTTTTCTATAATCATTATTTTAGAAAAAGGAGCAATGAAGTATGACTTATAAGACTTGTCCTAAGTGTGGGGCGAATTTAGACGCAGGAGAACGATGCGATTGTGAAGATGTGGAGCTGAGGTGTCAATATTGTGTTCATTGCTTGCCTATTGGCGAAGGTGATCATATTTGTTATAAAAATGGAGTTCCGGTTATCGTTTTGTCGGAATATGCTCCAACCGAAGATTATTTGTATTGTAGAAGAAAGGACAGATAAAAATGGCAAAACTGATTATGACTGTTGAGGAAATGCAAAATCGTAGTAAATGGCTGAAAATGCGTAAGGCTGGTATTGGTGGTAGCGAAGCTGCTGCAATCGTGGGGCTTAATCCGTGGAAGTCGGCTTTTCAACTTTGGATGGAAAAGACAGGGCAGGTTGAACCGGAAGATTTGAGCGATAACGAGTATGTTTATTGGGGCAATGTATTAGAGCAGGCTGTCGCTGATCGTTTTTGCGAGCTGACAGGAAAGAAGGTTCAGCGCCGGGGCATGCTGCAGGATGACGAATATCCGTATATGCTTGCCAGTGTTGACCGGATGGTAGTTGGTGAGAATGCAGGTCTTGAGTGTAAGACGACTAACGCCTTTAACAGTAAAGTTTGGGCTGATGATGAGCTGCCAGATAGTTATTACATCCAATGCCAATGGTACATGATGGTTACTGGTTGTGAGAAGTGGTATATCGCTGTATTGATTGGTGGAAATAAGTTTATATGGAAAGAAGTGCCACGTAATGCGGCCGACATTGAAGCGTTAAGAAAGGCTGCAGTTGATTTTTGGTCAATGGTAATCACTAATACTATGCCGCCTGTAGATGGAAGTAATGACTGCAGTAATGCTCTTGCTGATAAATTTCATGGAGAAAGTGGTAAAACTATTGATCTTCCGGCTACCGCTAAGGCGTGCATAGAGCGGCTACGGAGTATTAAAGAGAGTATCGGTAAACTTGAGGAACAAAAGAAGTTAAGTGAGAATGAATTGAAATCAATGTTAGGTGATGCTGAGGTTGGCATTATAGGTGAAGATAAGGTTACATGGAAAATCCAAGCGGGAAGAGTGACTGTTGACAGTAAACGATTGAAAGCAGAACAGCCTGCAATCTATGAATCATACAGCAAGATTGGAAATCCAATCAGAGTATTTAAAGTTGGTTAATTATAAAGGAGCGTGTTTAAAATGGCAAATACAAGCGGTGGGTTGTTATCTACAGTAAATAAATCTAATGAAAATAAAGATGTACAGAAAAAGAGCATTGCTTTAATTATGAACGAAATGCTTGATAGCAATGGTATTAAGGCAAGAATCAACGAATTGCTTGGCAAAAGATCTGCACAGTTTGCCGGTAGCTTAGTTAGTTTAGTAAATGCTGACGCAAATTTGCAAAAGGTGTTTGCACAAGCTCCGATGACTATTATTCAAGCTGGACTTAGAGCAGCAGCTTATGATTTGCCTGTCGATCCAGGTCTTGGATATGCATATATTGTTCCATTTAATAATACAGTTAAAGATAAAGATGGAAAAGAATTTAAACGTATGGAAGCTACTTTTATTATGGGTTATAAGGGTATGTATCAATTGGCCATGCGTACAGGTGTGTATAAGAAGTTAAATGTTGTTGAT